GGCTGGCGCAACCCGCCAGCAGCAGTGCAAGGGCCAATGCGGCCTGTTTCATCGCAGGTCTCCAAGCGCGAACGTTCCGGTCTGAATGACGGTCCGCCAGGAAGAATTGTCTGCCGAGTCCTGGACCGCTACCGCAAGGGTTGCGGCCCCCAGGCTCTCGAACAAGGTTGTGACCTGGACGTAAAGACGGACGTTCTGCCCACCACCGACGTCAGAGGCATCCTCGTATCTCAGGGTGTCCGTAGAGTTCACATCGCCCTGCGACGTCAGAGCCTGGTCGTTGGAAAAAATCCCGTAAATGTCATACGCCTTAGGTGACCTCTTCTTCAGTCGAAAGAATAGCGTCGCATCTGCGGATCGGAACGCGCCCACGGAAGAACATTACAGGTTGGCCGAAAACTTCCCCTGGGGTGTAGTAAACGTTATTGCTGCTAAGCGCTTTTAGGTCTATCTGAGTCATGACGTCACTATTGCAGTAGATTCTCAGACCTGCGGGATTGCGGCCCGGTATCTTGTTCAAAACGTTGATAAGTTGACGCTCAAATGCCTTGAAGTTGTCTGGGTTCAGATCGTCGGTTGGAATGTTGCAGATACGGTGAACATACCGGGGATCACGTACGCACAAGCCTACCTCCCAAGAAAACAGCGTGCGGTAGACTTGTCTTTCTTTGCCGGTGTCGGTGTCCACTTCTGTTGCTTCGCCCAAATCGCGGACCTCAAGTCCAGCTTGTGAGCCCTGCCGGTAAAGACCGAACACGCTTCTTCGGTCCAGCTTTACGACCCATATTGACGTGAGATCGTCTGCGTATGATCCTCCAGCGTTGTGCACAACCGGCATACCGTATTCGGTCTGGCCAAGAGTGTTGTACCTTTGAGAAAAACCGTTTATCTCGGTTGGATCTTCGGCACGATTTCCGTAAAACAGCGCAGAGCTCATCTGACTGGCAAGGCCGGTTGCAATCGCCATATCTTCATCAACACGATACTTTGCCGGGTTGCCGGACAGACGCGCAAGATCGACAGGTACCTTCGAGTAGATACTCATGCGTCCACACTCCTCCTCGATCTGCCGTGCCTGCGCCTTTCCTGCGCCTACGTAACCGGATACCAGGTGCCACTCCGCCTGCGGGAGATCAACAAAAAACGATTCGGTGTGTCTGAGACCACCGTTTGTTTCAAAAAACGGCAGGTCCTGGAGAATGTCCTCCTCGGTTTCCAAACCGTTAAACACGTCAATCAGTTGCTTGTTGTGCATACGGTTTGCAAGTTCTACAAGCGTATGCGGATCTTTCTGCGAAATAACGGACATAAAGTCCTCCTGATGTTTTCATCAGGAGAAATTCGTGTTCGGGTACCACTCCTTGAGATACGCTTCGGGTTCGGCGCCGTCTTGCGTGCCGGTAATCATGGAATCATCCTTTATCCTGTCCCACACGGACGAGAAAAAGCGAAGCATTCGCGGATGATCGGCAAGGCCGGTTCCGTTGAAAAAGTCCGCAAATTCCTGTCCTCCGACCTTTTTGTATGCCTGTTGCACTTCCTTTATTTTGCCGTCAAACTTGTCGCCCCATTCGTTTTTGAGATCGTCAAGCTCTTCTTGCATCGCGGCATACTTTGATCGTTCTGTGTCGTGGTACAGTTTTTCCGTCCTGCCCTCAAGCCACCGGTATAGAACAACTGCCTGATCGTTTGTCAGGCCGGCGTCGTGCGCCATTTTACGGTAGTCTTCAAGGTAGTTTTCCCCCCGAGGGATCTCTTTCGGAAACTCCGGATCGGGTTCTATCCTGTATTTGTCCGGACTTTCCGGGCGTACCTTTTTGTAATACGCCTCGTGGACTGCCGCATCGGAATCGGGTCCGGGTATCTCAACCATTCGATCGGCCCTGGACGCATAGTCGATATATGCACGCACGATACCGTTGGGGCTTTCGTGCTTCAGCACTTCGGGATGGTCCTGAAGGTCTTTCTCCAGTTGGTACCGCCATTTGGGTCCGGTGTCCGGGTTCGCGGCCGACTGCCCCGGATCGTCCGGAGCCGTTCGGGTTCCCTGTGCGGGTTCGCCCTGGGCGTTCGGGTCCGTTTTGTCGTTACTCATGAATCTCTCCCTTGTTTTTTCTCCCACACGGGGAGATTGAAAAGGCTTTCAACGAAAGCCGTTGCGTTGTATTCGTGAAGCATTCCCATCTGTTCGAGCAGGTGCCGGGCGTAGTTCTGCAGAACGCGCTGTTCGTCGTTGTGCGCCATATCAAAAAAACCGAGGTCTCTCAGAATGCACGCCAAGACATAGCGCCCGTCCTGACCGGAAAACACCTGACGGTAGCGCCTGCGTACAACCACATCTTCTGCATCTTCTTTTTGCCCGAAAAGGATCATGCCGGAGCCCCTGGTTTCGCTACCTGCATCGAGTTGCGAAGCTGTTTGTTCAGATCATCCATAGGTGACCCTGTTTGCGGAGGCTTTGCCAGCTTGTCGTAGTTCTGCATCAACTGGCCTCTCTGTTCGGCTGCCTGTTGCTCCGCCATTCGCTTCTCCCTCGCTTGCCGGAGCTTCTCGATCTCTATTCTGTCCCGGATAACTTTCGCAGGCATCCCGTGATGCTCAAGCAACTCCCTTCCGAGATCGTCCCAGTCAATCAGGTCGTGTAACGTGGGTTCGAGCTCAAGCAATGGTGCGAAAGCGTTTATGCTGTGTGTTACACCCTGCTGTACGTGGAATTTCTTCTGCGCTTGCGCCAATGGTCCGATATAGTCTATTTCGATCGGTTGACCGGATTTTGCCAGGGCTGGCGGTGGCGGTTTCAGCCGTCCTTCGCTTCCTGCCTGCCGGAAAGCTATCTCGATCACCCGGTCCAGCACGTCGCTTTCTATCCGTCCGATGATGGGTCCGAGCACCGCCGCCTTTTCCGCCTGCCGTTCCATCACCTCTGTTGCTGTGATTCCTTGAGGGCCTCTCTGGAGCATCAAAAAGAAATCAACAAGGAAATCGTTTTCAACGATCGCGCGTATATCCTGTTCCTGGTCCATCCCCACGGGATAATTGGCTCCCAGGTTAATCGGCATAGCCACCTCGTCGTGCATCCGGTAGTAATTCATCCCTCGGGGAATGAACGCCTCGCTGCCCCTCATGTGCTCCGGTACGTTCATCGGAGGCTCTACGGCAAGCTGCGCTGCCTGCATCATTGTTTTTGATATCGCGTTGAGTCTTTTTATTTTGCTCAAGGCGTCGTGTGACGGTCCTCTCCCATACACTTCGTCTGTGTTGGTGGACCATCTCCAGACAACATAGGGTAAATCGTCGTACCCGCCTTCGGACAGGATCTCTCCCGATTTTCGCTCAATGTAGAACGACGCATACTTTTTGTGACGGGAATTCAGGCTTGTGACGTCCCGGTCTTCCCTCGGGAAAACGGCGTGTATAATCTCTACCGTGTCGTACGGTTTGTCGCTTGCCAGTTTCACGACCCATTCCGGAGCGGTCTTCGGGAATTCCTGGACGACCTGCCGGGCCGTAAAGAACGTGCGCCGGAATACTGTATCAATAATGTTTCGGTAGTTTGCTGAAAGATAGATCTCTTTAGGGTGTCTTGTGGAAAAGTAGGGGAGGGCCGTCTCTGTGTTTGGCTCAACGTACATCGTCGCTGTTGCCACCGATCCCCCGTCCCGGAAAAACTCAAGGACTTCCTCGTACAGGTTCGACCGGGCGAAATCGTTGTACAGCACGTTTTCACACGCCTCTAACCACGGCCGCACCCCTGCCAAGTCCATCGCATCCCGGTCCTGCAATTGCAGCTTAAACCACCGTATCTGTGGAGATATAAGATACCCCACAAGGCCATTGGCCATGAGATTGAGCGCGCCCAGGGCTGTCCCGTCATACACGTCCCGGTATGACGGTCTCTCCCTGTCTTTGAACCCCGACCGCCGGGGCAGTACGTACCGCCCTATGTCTGCCCACTCCTCTTCCCACGGCTGTCTTTCATCTTTCAGATAATCGAGTTTCTGTATTATCTCCCGCGCCCTTTGCTCCATACCATTAGAATACCCTATAATAACCTCTTGTCAACCATTATAAACTACCGCGCGTAACGTTCTGTATCGTTTCCATGCCAAGTTTTTCCTTTTCCTTTAATATTCTTTGTCTTATTTCCTTCTTTTCTGGTTTTTTTCCTTGCAATACCTGTCTGTTGGGTTTATTATTGTAGTTGAAGGTAGGTTAAGTAAACTACCACAAACCATTGCAGGAGGAATGACTATGGCATACTTTACCGGCTGCACCACAGTTGATCAGATCAAAACCCGCTATCGCGCACTTATGAAGCAACATCACCCTGATCTGGGCGGCGATCCCGAGATAGCCAAGGCGGTTGTTGTCGAATTGGAAAGCGTCCTGGCTACCACCATGGACGATCATTTTCATGTCTGGTCCGAAGCGAATCCCGACCGTGATTGCAAGGGTTTCCGGTCTGAGGTTTTTGCTTCTGTTCTTTCCAAGATTCTCGATTTTAATATCACG